CAAAATGGAAATATCCTATAGGTCTTGTTGGGCAGAGTTATGCAATTCCTACTAAAGACCTTGATATTATTACTTTAGATATTGCTGTAGTAAAATCATTCATTGAAGATTTTGTTGTATTTACTAAGCGTACACCAAATGTACATTATTTTGTTACAGCTGTAGGTTGTGGTCTTGCTGGATTTAAAGATTCAGAAATTGCTCCTTTATTTAAAGGATGTAGTAATTTATGTAGTTTTCCTGATACATGGAAACCGTATTTAGAAGATTGACAATCAAATCAATATGTTGTATAATGAATCATATTAATCAATTGAGAGGTATATTACATTATGGAAATGATACAAGAAAAAACTGAGCTTCAACTAAAATATGAAGAAAAGCGAAAGAGTGCTCTTGCATATTTAGGTGAACAATGGGTGTTACATAAAAATTATGTATTCAATCCAAAACATAGTACAAATATTTTTGTTAAAAAGGAGCGTAAAAATGAAAACTGATGCATTAAAGCTTGCATTGCAAGAAGGTCAAGTAGATGTTCTATTTGAAAAGGTTGACGGTACAAAACGTCTTATTACAGGTACATTGAATTTTGATATTATTCCTGTAAAAGATCATCCAAAAAGTGATAAAGTCAAACCAAAGGATAATTCTGTTATTTCGGTATTTGATACTGAAGCTGGTGCGTGGCGTAGTTTCCGAGTAGAAAACATTATTCATTGGATTGTATTCAATGAAGATATGATTAATTAATAAAAGGAGTATAGAATGACAACTGAAGTATCCCAAGTAATTATCCCATCAAACCCAGTAGATCAAAAAATCATTCTTGACGCTCTTAAAGAAGCAGATGATTCAATGTATCGTATTGAATCTGAACGTGACCAAATTAAGGCAATTATTGATACGATGTATGAAAAGTTTCCTGATATTCCAAAGAAATATTTCCGTCGTATGATGAAGGTTTACCATAAGCAAAATTATCAGGTAGTTGAAGGTGAGCATGAAGATTTCACCACTTTGTATTCTGCAATCGTAGGAGAGTAATAATGGCAATAGCCGCAACTGAAAAAGGAAGAGCTATTTTAAAAGCTAAAGAAATATTTCCAGAATTTAATATTATGGATTATGATATTTCTTTGGCTAGAAATTTGAGTTATTATAACACTGAAATTGATGACTCTAAGAAAAAGAAAGAATGGGCTATTTCCTTTTGGAAATCTGAAGGAAAAGATACTAGTAAAATATCTAAGATAAGTGATGGATATTTTAATACAGTTGGGGCTGTTGCTCATATGATTAAATTCAGAAATATCGAATTGGATGATAGAGATACTTTATACATGACTAAAAAGTATAATGATTTCAAGTCTATGACATTGAAATTCGAAGCAGAACCAGTAACAGATGAAGAAAAGGTTCAAGTAAAAGCTGCTAAAGCTGAAACTGAATTGACCACTCATATTACTGAATTTGAATTGGGAGTTGACTTATTCTTTAAAAATAAAGACTTCAATTTCAAAAGTTATTTGCTTCGTAATAATGTTAAACCTGTTATAATGAAACAAATTGCAGCTCATTTCAAACCGATGTTAACTGAAGTTGAATTTGCTATTAGTAAAAAGGATGCACAAGTCACCGAAGCATATTCTTTTATGCAACCTAGGCAGTTAACAAAGTTTATGAATTATTTAAAGGGTATTTTTGAAGCATGTGAATCTGCTTCTGCTGTTGTTAAAGTAGCTAAAGCGCCAAAAGCTAAAAGAGCTAAACCTACATCTGAATTGGTTAAGAATGTGAAATATTTGGTTTCTGATGAAACTTCAAAGCTTACTTCAATCACTCCGGCAAGAATTGTTAATGCATCTGAAGCATGGATTTATAATGCAAAGACTCGTAGATTATTTAGATATATTGCTTCAACTGGTAGTAAACTCACAATCAAAGGTACTAGTATTATTAATATTGATGATTCAAAATCTGGTGGTAAGATTATTCGTAAACCAGAATCTCAATTACCTGGTATTCAGAAGTTTTCTTCTAAAGTTATAAATACCTCATTCAATGAGATACGAAGTACAGAAAGTGTTGGTTCTGGACGATTGAGTGAAGATACATTAATCGTTGCAGTATTTTAATTGGAGGGGTTATGGCAACAGAAAAACAATTAGCTGCTCTTGAAAAAGTAAGAGAAATAAAGTGGCGAAAATTAGAAGAACAAAAGATTGCATGTGAGAAAAATGATATTGCTAATGGGTTGCCAATTGGTACATCATTAAAAGCTGTATTCAAAGAGCAAAGAGCAAAAAGTCCAGAAGGTCACCGACAAATATGGTTGCAAGGTTTATTAGTTAGTATGCAAATTATTGGTGCAAGAAACCCAGGAAATCTTGCACCTTGTATTGCAATGGCTGATGCAGTTCTTAATTCATATAAAAAGAGGTTCCCTAAATGACAATATTATTAGTCGATTTTAGTCAGATGGTTATATCATCTGTTAGTGTTAATTTGGAATCAGTTAACAATATTAACATAAAAGATTTAGTTAAACATGTTGCATTAAATCAAATTCTTGGTTTGCGTAATAAGTTTAAAAAATCCAAAGTTATTCTTTGTTGTGATTCTCGTTCATATTGGCGTAGCGCCATATACCCTCATTACAAGGGTCACAGAAAACATGCAAAAGATAAAAGTAATATTGATTTTGATTTAGTTTATGAAACATTAAATGAACTTAAAGCTGAATTGAAAGAATCATTTCCATATCATGTACTTGAAATTAATGGAGCTGAAGCAGATGATATTATTGGAGTGTTATCTCACTATCTTCAAGAAAACGAATTAATCATAAATGGATTAGTTGAAGAACCTGAAGAAATTGTCATATGTTCATCTGATAAAGACTTCAAACAGTTACAGAAATATAAAAATGTTAGACAGTGGAACAATGTTGAGAAGAAATTTATAGTATGCCCTGACCCCGCATTATATCTAATTGAACATACTTGCACAGGTGATACTGGAGATAATATTCCTAATATTTGTACTACAGAAGAATGGTCTAGATGTAGAGCTGAAAATATTAAAGTTCGTGCAGATTCATTTAAAGCTACCACAAGATTGTCTGTGTTTTTTGAAAAAGGTATTAATGGTTGTATTACTGAACTTGAAAGAAAGCATTATATTAGAAATGATGAACTAGTTAATTTTGACAAAATACCAAAACATGTGTATAATAGTATCATAAATGAATATACTTCAAGTAAGATTAATGGTAATCATGCTAAGATTTTTTCATATTTAACTAAACATCGAATGAAGTTATTAATCGAACATTATCAAAATTTTTAAAGGAAATAAAATGACACGACAAATTAAATTGATTCACGCCTTTGAGCAACTTTCTGCAATTGAAAATGAAACAGATATTACAAAAAAGACTGCATTGATTCGCCAATATGGTGCAGTATCTCCTTTGAGTTATATTCTATCTCTCAACTTTAAACATGATATTATCCTTGATCTTCCAGAAGGTATGCCTGCAATTGATTTAAAGGATATGGATATTCATACCCATCCTGATTTGCAAGGACTGTTGGGTGGTTCTATTGCTAGACTTAAACATTGTTTACTTTCAAGTGATTTGAGTGCAAAGAAGAAAGAAAGTATTCTTTATGAAGTGCTAATCAATTGTCCGATGAAAGATGCTGAAATTCTTTGCTCCGCTAAAGACCATGCACTTGAAGAATTGTATCCATCTATCACTTCAGAATTGGTAGCTTCGGTATTTCCTGCATATGTTAATATTCTTGATGTAAAACCGGATATGGCTAATGTGGTTGAAGAAGTTAAAATCGTTAAACCAAGGAAGCCTAAAAGTGGACTTTAAATTGGATGACATTGAACTTGTTCAAACTAAATTCAATATGGTAAATCCCGCTCAAGTTAAATTTACTGGGGTTGATGAAGATAAATTCTACACTACAGCGTCTAAAAGTTATTTTTGGGCACCGGGTGTAAATTATGTAAAAGCTGAAGATGACATTGATAAAGTTGAATGATGAACGTATTTTCATGGGATTTGCTCATTTTTGTAGTTTAGCTGAATCGTTAAAACCTAAAGAAACTGATTATGGTACTGATGGTAAAAATAAGAAATGGGGTTCAATTTCAGATGAATATCATCATACCTTCTTCTCTCATAAACCAGATCATCATGTATTAGTAACATTGCATAAACCGACAGGCGAATTAGCATTTGCTGTACATAGAGGTGAGTTTTCGACTGATGTGTCTAAACATTATAATATGGAAAAGCAAAATTCAGGGGACGCCCATACTGTATTAGGTAAAGCGTTACATGTTGGGTTAGAAGGTGCTAAAACTCATAATATGAAACACTTAATGATACAAGGCGGAACTCCCGAACTGAAATCAGCTTATGAGATTTTCTCTAAGAATAAAATACTTCAGCGACATTTAAATAATGCAGGATGGAAACATTCTCATAGTGATGGATATGAGCATCATTTTGAAAGAGTCTAATATGAATCAAAAATGGATTAATATGTATATGGATATTGCTGTGAGAATCTCACAAGAATCTCACGCAATTCGTTTGAAGGTTGGTGCAGTATTTGTTTCTCCTGAAGGTGTAATGTCTATTGGTATTAATGGTATGCCTGCGGGTGGCACTAATGTATGTGAATATTATGAAGATGTTGGACTGATGCGCAGTCGATTGGTCACTAAACCAGAATGTTCACATGCGGAATCTGCTGTTTTTGGTAAATTAATGAGACAAGGTGTATGCACCAAAGGTGGTTCAATTTTTATTACTCACTCTCCATGTATCCAATGTGCAAAAATAATAGTAGCTGCTGGTATAACTCATGTTCATTATAAAGAAGAATATCGAGATAACTCTGGTATCAATTGGTTAAAGAAAAATAATATTATTGTTATAAAGGAATAAATCGTGGCATTATACGACTATCGCTGCAATGAATGTAACGAAGTATGGGAAGAATTTCAGCGAATGATGAACAATAAAGTCCCAGAAACACTCCCTTGTCCTAAATGTGGTAAAGAAAATTGTGTAGAACAGACTGTAGCCTTTACTTCATTACCAATGAGTTGTACAATTGAAGCATCTAATGCGATACGGAAGTTGAATAATGCTTCTAAATTCAAAGAGAAACTTCAACAGATACATGAAAATACTCCTGGTTCACAATTGAACAAATCTTCTACTATAGTGGATATTAAGTGAGATTCTCTCATGAATTTCTACCTAAATATGAAATACGTAGAATTGATTCTCCTAATGGTAGAAAATATTTGACACCTGACGGCAATTCATATGAAAGTGTAACTTCATATTTAGGTAGGATTGAAGATAATTCTTGGTTAGATGAATGGCGTAAAAATGTTGGTGAGAAAGAAGCCAATAAAATAACTAAACGTGCATCTGATAGAGGTACTAATCTACATAATAATGTCGAACAATATCTTCTTAATAATGAAGTGAACGTGTCAACAATGAGTATGTTAGATAGAGGTTTATTTAATCCATTCTCTAAAGTATTAGACTTACATGTGAATAATGTAAGAGC